GTTTGGCGTACGCACTGGCGGCCTCCCACTTGGCCATGTTTATCACGACCTGTTTCTTCTTGGCCATGCTCTTGCCTGCGGCCTCCATAGTGGTCTGGCTCATGGGTTTGACCTCCACCATCTCTGCATGTTTCTTACCTTGCTTGTCTTGGTACACTATGAAGAAGTCCGGGACGTATATGGTGTACTTGCCAGTGAATGGATGTCTGTATGGTATCTTTATAGACTCCGATGCCCATTGGTACACATTAGGATGTTCGTCGCACAGTCTCATGAAGGCGTGTTCCCAACTTGATCTGTATGTTGGAGTCTTTGTACCCACGTACTTGTCTCCATTCTTGGGGGAGAACTTGCCTCTTGCGAATCTAGGGATCATTATGCAATTCCTCCTACAATGTGTAACCTATCTTCATTATCTCTTGATCCATTTAACGCTGTGTGCATCTTGGTAGTATCGACTACATAATAATTACCATCCGCGGGCAAGTGTCTAAGTTGTCTGTTTTCCACAATGAAACACCCTTTATTTGTGATAATCGGTATGTGTATTCTCTGTGAAAGATCATAATGATATGTATAACATTCTCTAGGTTTCAATATCATTATTCTTGTCCTAAACATTTTTAATTCTGCCATTATTGAATTAATATATGGCATGTCAAATATTGGAAACACAAAATCTGTTTCTTTATAATATTTTTGTATTTTGTTAAAAGTACCAACACTAAGAAATGGATCGAGATTATCGTGGGTGCCCTGCAACCCTATCTGTTTGATATTACTCATGTCAGGCAACATTTTTAATTCTTTTTTTATTTTTTCTAAATCTAAGGACATGTTGTTATATCTTTTATCCTGTGTGGTTGTTTAAGTACCCATTCGATTACAGAAACACAATATTCTATACTCATCTTATCTGCTTTGACAGACTGTACTCTTGGTGAATCAAAGTACCCAAATCTAATTATGGTTGTGTTTACACCTTGATAAAACAGTTGCTCGTTGGCTTTATCTAAAGCAGATTTTTCGATCTGGTATATGTGTGGTTTATACTTGTTTTGATCCGGACTGTTGGATCCTATGTTGATTATTTTCTTTCCTAAATCTGCGGCCTTGTAGAGAAAATTCACTTGTTCGAACCCATCGTGCTTACAATTGATAAAAATATCGCAGTCTTCGAAAGTATCTACAGAACTATATTTTTCTTTTAATGCTTGACCCAGCCCTCGTTTAGAACCTGTGATATAAAATTTGCCATGCATGGATTAATCTATGATGTTTCTAGACACTGTTTCTTTGGTGGTCAAGGTCTGCCTCACACCCAATCTGCTGGATTTGTATCTGTTGGCGTTCAATATTATTGTTATCAATTCAGACAGTTGTGCTTCCGATGACTCACCTAGTTTATCTAATATCAGTTGTGGACTCACACTGTCTATCTTAGCCTGTGACAGTATCACATATGCAGTGGACTCCGCGGCCGTCCTCTTGAATCCTCTTTTGACAAAGAATCCTATTGCCGTGTCGTAATCACCTGCACTAAACTCGTATTCCGTTTGGTAGTTTGTGGTTGTAAGTTTCTCTATGGTCTTGTCCAACTGGTCTTTCTGTTTGGGTGGTAAGTTCGTGTAAAATTCAGCCATTATAATCCCACTTTCTCTATTGCAATTTCCACATCTTGTGAAGTCCTTCTAATCTTTATATATCCTTCTGTAACTAGTTTTCTTATGTCAGTTACTGCCTTGTTCTCGTACACTCTTTTAGTGGTTGTTGAAGAACCTGCGTAGTCCACATCAGATGCGGCCCTAGTTTTACCTGATCTCGAACCAATGTCTCTGTAATAGAGGAATGCCGCTATCTCGGTTTTTATCACGGAGTCAGTGATCACAAGGTTGAATGATTCGTTGGCTCCGAGGTAGTTGATTGTGTCCAGTGTGGGATTCGTGATGATTCTGGTGTCGCTGTTTTTCTTGTTGTCGTTGGTGCCCTTGGCCGATGCCAGTATGGCCGCTCCTGCCACGGCCGCTCCCACTGAGAACTGTCCGATGGGATTAGATATTGTGCCTGCCTGTTTACCCACTTCGAGTATACCACCCTTGGCTATGCCTTTCAGCTCGGCCTTGACATCTTTCTTTTTGAGTTTCTTGGCGTTGTTGTACGTGTTTGATGCACCCAGTATCGCACCCAGTATGTTTCCACCCCTAAAATCTTGTATAACAGACCCTATACCATCCACAACACCTCCCGGTCCGAATATACTGGTTGTTCCCCCGCCCAGCACTGAAAGTGGTGATGGTGATTTATCGTAATGTATTTCAGCAAACCCCGGTACATTGTTCCTACCATACCTGGCTTCTTTAATTACTCCTGCCTTGTATATCACGGTCTCATAGAATATCTGCATGGTGTTCTGCAACACGCCGGTGCCGTCTGCCACGTCTAGGTTATCGTGTGAGAATGATCCTATCACAGGATTGACCAATGTCATTGATGTGAACCTTTTCTTGTGTAGCACGAAGATCTCTATGCCCTTGAGGTAAGGCTTCTTACGTTTGGTTGGAGTGTCCATCCCAAACTTGTTTGTTCTCTTGTTCGATTCAATGCCATCGTAGAGATTGTCCTTGGTGGCTGAAATTATCGCAGAGGTATCCATAGAGACAGAATCCGCTATGTGATGCTCGTAGTATTTCTTCCAGAAAGCGTTGACAGTGTCTGCGTGATCGTCATGGAATGCTATGTTGACCGGTTCGTACTGTATTCTGGTTGCCGCATACATCTTCTTGTTGTACTGTATCTTCTCTTCGAGGTTCATGCCGTACTTGGGCAGGTCACATGATTTGACCAACATGTTGAGTTCTTTCTTCTCGTTGGAATTGTAACCATTGAAGAACAGGGTCTCGTCTGTGCTGAACACAACATGGAACAGGAACTTCTGTTTTGGTTGTAGCTTGTGATTGTCATCTATGAACAGTCGAGATGCGTGTTGGTAGTCTTTCATACCTGGTAATCCGTCCTGGAAACCTTTTAAGAAATTGTTTATGCTTGGCATACTGTTATTTATAGTCACAAAAAAAGCGCCTATAAAGACGCTTTCAGTGTATTAAATGCTAAGTCTAATTTTGATTAACCACCAGTTGATAGTGTACCGATCGTTCTAGCTACTGCTGTTCCAATTCCTGTACCTGTTGGTGTCTGTATACAGTTGTCATATCTCAATGACATAGTGATTGTTGCTGGATCTGAAGTTGCGTATGCCAATGTGTTGTAGTTAACGTTCTCAACGTAAGCACCGTACAGTTCAAATGTTTCTAATACATTTGGTGTACTTGCTCCATTACCACCGTCTAGCATTTCAATTCTAGCTGTGAATTTGTAATCAATACCTGATGCCGCTGAACTTTGCTCGAAGAAATCAAACTGTTTCTGGATCTGTTCGCCGACCAGTTTAGTAACTGAGTTGTTTACGTCATCTCTTAAATTGATTGTGATAGGATCCCAAGTGTGTTTACCAGCAACATAAACTTTCGAGTTGTACACGTCTAGTTGTACGTTGTCAAAAGTCAAGTTAGGTCTCGTGATGTCTATTACTTGTTTTGTTAGTTCTGATCTTGGTGTTGATACTCCAAAATTTTCCAGGATTGCTCTGAAACGATATTGAAGTTTTGGCATCAACAGACCTTGTGATGCTGAGCTTTGATCGTTGCTTAAAGGTACTGTAAATTTAGATAATGTTGATATTGCCATATATTCTCCTTTTTATTCCAAAATTAGTTCCCTAATTGTGCAATTTCTCCTGTGTTTTTGATTCTTAAAGGTATGTAAATAAATTCAACTGATTTGATCGGCTCAATTGCTATATCCACGTAAAGTTCATTTCTGTCAATCCTTGTAGGTGTGTTGTTTGTTTCGTCACAAACTACTAGGAAGTCATACAATGCTCTTTGTCCAACAAGTTCTAACAAGAATGATTCAACTGCTTGTTTGATCTCATTCCTTGTCAGCTCATCATTTGGCTCAAAGATAAACGGTTTTCCAAGAGCGTCTAACTGTGTTCTCAAGTAGACTGCTAATCTCGAAACGTTTATTCTGTCTAGTGCTGAACTTGCCGATGTTTTCGTCAAGTTACCAAAGTTAACAATCCCTGCTCCTGAGAAGAAAGTGATTGGGTTGATTTTAACTTCATGCATTGAATCTCTCACTGACTCCGTCACAGATATTGTTTGGAACTCTCCGTCTGCATTAACGTAACCAACTGATGTGGCATTGTCGACTACACCTCTTCTTGTTCCTGCTGGTGCGAACCATGGGTAAGAAGTGTTATCACTGTTTGCCAGTGTTCTCATCATCATGTGTGATGCCGGAACTACAATAGATTTTCCTGTGTTGTCTGTTGTCAGCCCTGATGGATAAAACACACCCAAGTAATCACTTGCACTTACAAGGCCGTCTTCGCCGTTGTCTAGTGCCGCTGATGAGTTGTTGGCCCAATCCTGGATTGCAGTTGATGTTCCTGCTAACCTCACTGGAGTGTCTCCAACTACAAACGCCGTGTTGTTCCTGTCTGTGTTTAGGTTGATCATGTTCTGTATCATTTCTGGGTAACCAGGTGTAGCTATCACGTTGAAGCCCCTTTGGTCTTCTCTGATTGCTTGGTTAGTGTCGATCTCTGATTTCAGTTGCTCAACAATAACTTTTCTCTGTGCTTTCCTTCCGAAAGATCCAGAACCGTCTGCGTTGTTGCTTGATTTAGTAACCCATCTGTCTGGGTAGTAACTTGAAACAGATTCGTTGCTGTTGTATCTGATGTTACCCAAACCACTTGATCCAGAACCTGGATATTTTGCAGTTGTGATGTAACTGTTTTTGTATTCTTTAACATTGTAACCTGAACGTCTAGTGTTCCAAAGCAAGATACCTTGTGGGTAGTTTGTTGGATCTGGAGCATCAGGGTCTAGGAAGCCATCGCTCAACAAGT